GGTGCAAAGTTATCGTTTGCATTTAGTGTTTGCTTTTGGTCTCTTCGCAACTTTACTACATTCCGTCGAACCTATTTCGCCCCCATCAAAGATACACTGGATTGGTGTCACACAAATTATGCCATACTCTTGGACACGGATGGCAACCAATGTATCTATGGTGGAGGCGGCGGGTACTGCCCCCGCGTCCGAAACGTTTATTCCTTACGCCTCAACGACCTCAGCATTAGTATATATTAAACTGTATATCTCTCGGTGTCAAGTCTTATTCTTTAGAGAACCATCCTGAAATCTTTTCTTTAATCCATTCGGGTTGAGATAGGAAATTCCAACCAACGATAAGACCTGCGATAAATCCGATAGCTGCTTCAAACATTGTTTTCTCCTTTATAAGGAAGAACTTCGTCGTCTTCCAATGTGATAATCTTTTGGTCTACCAACATATCTAATGTGCCTTCAATGCCTCTTCTTATTCCCATGTTGTAGTTGATATATGCGCAGGCTCCGAAGAGAAGGGAGAAGAGGGAAACTATCCAAAGATCAATAAACATATTCGTGTTCCTTTATATATATTTCAATCTTTGTCATCAGCGAATCGATGTAGTTCAGACGGTCCTTTACGAAGACCTGAGGCTTATCTAAACCATCAACCGAGATAATAATCACCACTTGATGAATTTGAAATTGAGTTAGCTCTTCATACATCAAAGAATATGCAGTGGCTTGCTCGAAGTAATCGGTGATCCACTCTTCTTTCTTTTCTCGGCGAGAAGTCTTAAAATCGATGATACTTGGCACTCCGTCAAACTCTGCGATCACATCTGTTCGACCTGCGACACCAAGCACCTCTGAATACAAAGGCGCCTCGATATAGTGAATGTTGTCGATCTTATCGATTGTTGATCTGATATCAGAGAAGGCTTGCTTCATATCAGGCATCACGCCTTCAAATAAGGTCTGTTCATTCCTGAGGTATTTTTCCAGAAGTGTATGAAACTTTGTACCTCGAACAGAAGCTCGACCTGAAATTGAGTTAGCTTCTTTCTCACCGACTCGATTGCGCCATTCGATGATCTGAGCTTTCTTGAAATGCCCTAGAACAGTCGTAACAGAGGGTAGCTTGATGCTATTTGGCGATACGTAAAACCTCTTCCCGTTTTTTTCTTCAACGGAAAGAGGTTTCAATTCAGGTAGATTTTGCAGATAGCTGAACTTTTTCAATTTTCACCTTACCCTCTTTAATCATCAGTTCTTTAAATTCACGAGACTTAGTTGATTGAAATCCCCAATGACCCATCATGCCATTTGGTTTTGTAACCAAAAAATTATACTGTTCTTTTAGATAATGGTCAAGCAACTTCTTATATTCTTCATCATCAATTTTCATAATTACTCCGTTGTAAATCTCGCAGGAGCCTTTTTCTTACTAGGTCTCAGTTCTGTTTGGAAAGGAGATTCTGGATTATTATACTTCAGCTTACCGCCAACCTTTTCAGATTTATCTTTACCTGGAAATCCTGTTTCGTTGGTGCCAATAAGTCTAGCAGTTTTACTGTTATGATGTAAGATGGAATCTTGGTCATACTTCTGACCCATTCTACGACCAAATGCTACAAGTTCTGCACCTGATTCTCTTCCAGGCTTCTTAGCATGAATGACGTGCGACGTTTCACGACCGCCTTCATATCGACCTTCTGCCTTACGCACACCGTAACCAGCTTCTCTAGCCGCACTCACAAGCTCTCTGTTTCTGTCTCTGACTTGACCTTTTGTCAACCCAGGTCTCTCAGTAGATAGAGCAATGAAATGTCTACCTTCTTCTTGATGCTTCTGCATAGTGGCTAGTGGATTACCTTCTTCAAGACTATCACCGCCGCCATTTCCACCAGATGCATCACCACCCTTGGACCCTGATCGAGAAGGTACAAGACGTTTTGCATCAACTTTCTTTCTAAAAGCGACAGCTGGATCTTCTGACTCTTCAAAAGTTCCATACTTTCTCATACGTTGAAGGTCACTCATGGTATCAGTCGTATCGATACCCTTCTGTCTTTTTGCTCTTGCTTCGCGTTCATCGTGTGTTAGAAACTCTGTGCTTTCACCAGATGCACCCGCGCGCGGAGCATGTTGTGCAGCCTCTTTGCGTGACAAGAACTTGCGTTCTTTTGGATCATAGAATCCAGCCTCACCCTTCATAGGACCTTCTTCGTCAGCGTGCTTTTCGCGAATCTCTGAATGGTCTTCACCGCGCTTACCTGTGCGGATCTTACCGCCAGGATGTTGAATAGCAGGCAGCAAACGAAGCCTGATCGGTCTCGTTTCTTCTTCCTCTTTTAAATACTCTACAAAAGTTTTCATAGCCCCATTTCCGTCTTTTGAATAATATAGTCCCTAACAACACCGCTTCGAACGATGTCTTCTTTCTGGAACTCTATGTGTTTAAAACTATTTATTCTCTTCGTAACATTCATAAATGTTGTGATGCCTGTCTTTTCATGAGGCTTGTTTAGGTCGGTTTGCCTATAATCGCCGCAGAAGATAATGCGGGAGTTGTTACCTAGTCTGGTCATGACGGTATCAATTTCTTGATAGGTCATATTGTTGGTCTCGTCAACAATTACGATAGCATTATTGAATGTCAAACCTCTAAGGAAAGAAGTCGTGGTAAATTCAATCAGCCTCTTCATCTTAAGAATACCGTATCCGTCACCTCTGCCAAATAGATCGTCGCAGATTTCTTTGTATGGTTCTTCATACACCGCAATCTTGTCTTTGATTGAACCTGGTAAAAATCCCATATCTCTCGAAGGTACAACAGAACGAATAAGAACTATCCTATCGCAGTTTGAATTACCTGTCAACATCTGATCTAGTGCCAAATAAAGAGCGCAGAATGTCTTACCTGTACCAGCAAACCCATGAAGCATTAGGTTGTATCCCTGTTTGTATGCATCAAATGTTGTTTGTTGATTTGCGGTAAGAGGTTTAATTGTACGAAGTTCAAAGTGATTATTATGTGCATGTGTCTGCTGCTGATTATTGTTCTTCTTTGGCTTCTTTGACATACTTGCTCCTTTGTACGCAGAAAGGGTCGCCCTTTTAGAGCGACCCTTTCCATTCTTTTTTGAAGTATCTAATCTTTTCTTAGCCAATTATACTTCCTTTGGAATATGCCATCTTTTTTCAATAGCGGCAGTGTGGGCTCCAGGAACCTCTTTGACCTTGCCTATAACATATTTTTGAAAATCAGATGGAGGCTTCGTAACACCAATACCTACAGGGTCAACGAGATTCATCTTGAACACCTGATTGATGTCAGGATGATCTTCAAGATATTTAATCATCTCATTATAGGTGAGAGACATATCGTACTGTTCACCTGTTTCTTTGGATTCAAAAGAATATATTGGCATTGATACTCCTATTTATAATCTCAAGCTACTCTGCGGTAAGATATGACTCTTGATGTAAGATAATAACTTGTGCGTACTCTGTTACCTTGATTGCCTCCAAGAACAGCCACATAAGTTCTTCCATTTCTAGTCACTAGACCTTCATAGAAACCTACATGACGACCAAGAACCACTATGTCACCTTTACGGGGTGTGTTTGTGGCAACTCCATATCTTAAGAAGCTTCTCGCGTGGTTTGAGTTTGTACCATCAGCACCAACTCGTTTTAGCATTGCATTAACAAACGCAGCGCACCAAGGAGTTTGTACTGGATCAACTTTTACCACCTGTTTCAATGTATTTCGATCAGATCGCTCGTGAAGTCCAACATAACGAGAAGCTACCGAATGTATGTGTGTTGTGTCGTATGTAACTGGCCATTCGACCTGAGGCGGGGTTACTTTTTTTGTCTGTCTTTGTGTTTTACGCTTTGCTACTCTTTTCTTTTTGACTACCACACACTTTTCATAACCACTTTTATGTATTGTGCAACTATACGTAACGCCTGCTCTTTTCTTTATCGTCGCAGCCTCTGCGGGCACTCCTATTGCAAACGCAAATAGGGCTGCGCCTGCAAACGCAGCTATTTTGAGATTGAACATTTTGTATCCTTTTAGTTGTTGTAGATATTTTTCTCCTCTGAGAAAAGTCTCACCGAATAATGACGATTTAGTATTTATGCAGCCAACCACTCCGGTGCTTGACGCTTAGTCCAAGCATGAAGGTGTGTCTTACCCTGCTTGTAGTAGTTGCGATATGACTGTACAGAGCAAGGCACTTTGTATTCGTCAGGCATCGCAGGAGTTACGGGTGTGAAATGACTAACACGAATGTTTGCGGGCAAAGACTGAAGCATCTGGATGAAGTCTTTGTTCTGCTGAATCTTGTGGATCTTGCCATAACGATATGTATACTCGCGACAAAGACCGATAAGATGACAGAATAGCCAGTTGTAGTTATTGTTCGTGGTGCGGCACCACACGGCACTCGGATGATTTATGTGCGTTGCCGAATACAGAATGGTGTCGCGATCATCAGGCAAACGCCAACGCCGAGCCTTTCGACCCGACGCTGACTGACCGACATACTCTTCACCATCAAGCAAACGATGAGCGGTCGAAAGCAACTGAGCGGTTTCAAGAATCATCTTGACCACATGCTTATCGACCATTTGCTCAGCCGCTTTGTACGGGTCTGTATCGATATAAAATATATTCATACAATCAGACCTTTCGGATTCAGGTTCCAGTGATTACA